CTCTTTCCGGTACCGCCTGCCTCGGAGAATATAAGAATTCTTTTTTTGCCAGACTGAAATGCGGCAGTATCAGCTTCGCCCTTTTTCTTGCTCCATTTCTCGACGACTCGTTTCATGGAGCCATCCGACTGACGATGATAGACGACTCTTCTCGTTCTTCCGGTGACCTCAGCCACGTTATCCACGCCGAATGTATCCAGCAGCATTTCAAGCGGACCGTCTGGCACCTGCATCTGCCCAACTTCCCCAATCAGCTTATCTCTTAACGCAATCGCCTTCTTATCAAGTACAGGTTCACCATTGCTATTGGTGACAGGTTTAGAGTGAGTATTTCCATTCTCGTCCTGGTACTCTTCGTAAAGCTGCACAGGAAATGACTTCTGAAGAAAGTCAATCAATGTCTCTGACGGTGTAAGGTCAAGATCATCTAGATCCCCGCCATTTTTGGCGTTATCAGCAATCTTTCGCTTTGCTTCTGCTTCATTTGTATTTGTAAGCTGAATTACAACACTTTTACCATTGTCAAGCTGCGTCTGTATATCTGAAAGTACGCTCGGCATAGCCATAGACGTGAGAATCTGATTATAGAATCTCTGAAGTGATCCCCAGAACGCACTCGCTGCAGCGCCCCTCGCATTACCGTTATTGGCAGCTCCGGTCAATTCGAGTGCCTTATCGATATTTCGAAGCACAACTCGCCATGCGTCACTCATCTTGTCATAGATCTCATGTTGGATCGGAGTTAATTCATGCTCGATCGTATCATACTGAACTCCATCATAGCTGATACTCCGCGCCATGTAGTCGCCCAATGACTTCATATCTCGTGCGACAAGTTCCATGGCAGCTAATCCACCAGCAGACACCTTCGTATAGAAGTCTTTAAAATCTGTGAATGAAGTACCAGGTCCCCAAAGTCCGAGTCTCTCAAGGTAAGCGAAGTTCTCGATAGAGGATGCGCCTGTCGCTGTTGCGTAGACGATTCTCGCCTTTGGGAAAGACTCCTGTAATTTAAGTCCCCATATAGCCTTTTGTGTCGGCCCGCTGCTTCCACGCGCTTTCTTAATGCGCACAGCATTCTTCATGTTGTGCGCCTCATCAAGAACGATCACGCCGTCAAAGTCTTTTCCAAGCCAATTTGTAAGGCGATCAATGCCATCCTGTTTTCTTGAACCAAGGGTATCATAGGTAGCGAAGCAAATACCCTCGCTGGCCTTAATGTCATTATTCTTAAATTTCTTGAACGAAAATACATCCTTTTTATCCTGCTCGAGGTCTGCCCAGTCTCTTTGAGCATCTTTGATAAGGCTTTCTTTTTCGCTTACCCAGACGGCTTTTCTGCGCCCCTGATTAAAATTATCAAGGATGATTGACGCAAGCTGAAGGCCTTTTCCTACGCCGGTACCGTCACCAATGAAGTATCCCTTGCGCTCTCCACTTGGCAAGAACTGCTGGTGTGCCTGCCCTGCATATACGATATTCTCAAGCTGCGCGCTTGAAGGCATTCCTCTGTCGATGAGTTCCTGTGGAAGGTGCGGCACATACGTTGCATCTGGCGGCTCTACTGCGCCCATAGCCGCACTTTCTACAAGTTTTCCTGGATGTGCCTTTGCGCCCTTGATTCGTACCTTTTCAGGCTCATAAGGCGTAAATGTGCTGTTAATATCGACAGTTGCTACCCGTTCTGCCTTTTCACTGGATGCTGGCTTCTCCAGCTTTACTGGCTGATCAACCCTTCCAGAATCGGATTCATTGCTTTCGCCGCTACTTTTAGATACTCGTCGCTCGGTATCTCTTCCGATCCCCACTCTACCGTCTTCAGATTTTCCAGGCTTTCTTGAATCTCTCTCGCTACCGTTTCGGCCACTTCTTCGTCCACCAGATTCTCCCAGCCCTTCTTCGCTGCTTCCAGAAATTCCTCGTCTGTCGGTGGCATCATTTCTACTGCCATCATGAGTGCTTGGCCTGGATCGTTCAGTTCGTTCAGAAACCACTCCTGATCGTCCTGGCTCAGTTCCTGAAACAGATTTATTAGATTCCATGTCTGATCTACTAATCGGGTTTCTTTCATTTCTTACTCCTTCCAGATCGGTCAGCAGCTTGGAAAGGTCCTTGTATTCTCCAGTTAAAGTCTTTCCTTCCTGCGGACCTACCTTATCAATGACTACAAGCTGGTCGTCAAAGGTAGTTCCATATTTCTGATAGTTGGAACCATCAATACGCACGTTCGACCGGATGGTGTATTCCTTGCGGAGATCATTCCACCATGCAGAGAATGCAGGTGCATCATCTGCCATGCCACGGCCAAGAATCGCAACGAGTCTACCACCATCTTCCAGGCGATCCAGTGCCTGCTCGATGTGGCGCTTCGCGTTCGCTGTCTTATTCGACTTCATACGTCCAGCCGTAGACGAAAACGGCGGGTTCATAATCACTACGGTCGGCTGAATATTGTCAGGAAGAACGTTATTGATCTGCTCCGCGTTCTCATTGAATGTGCCGTCAAGTCCAAGCTCGTTAAGGAACGCAAGTCTTCGCTTGGAAAGCTCGTTTCCGTAAACCTTCGCACCCCATGCCTTTCCCCAAAGTGCAAGTCCACCAATACCAGCAGACGGCTCAAGAACAACATCATCACTCGTAATATTCGCTAAGCGTGCGGCAGTGAATGCAATAGTCGGAGGCGTAGAGAACTGCTGATATGATTCCATCTCTTCAGTTCTCTTTGTCTGCGTAGGGATATTCCGCATGATCTTCTGAAGCTCAGCAAGGGTATTGAGCGCGTCTTTAAGCGATCCGTTTCCCGCCTTTACGAAATCGGCATTCATCAGATACTTATTGATTCCAAGCTCCATACCATCGTAAGCATCCTTTACGGAATATGTTCCCTCCGCCATTGTTCCGCCGTAAGCATTATTGGCAACGTCAAAAAGCCAGTTTGCGGTGAAGGACTGACCGGACGCCACCTTCTCCGCCACTCTGTCGGCAATGGATGACTGTGGATTGCTGGACACAGTCGGCATTTTCTTCGGCTCTGCCTTTGGAGCTTCCTTAGCCGGAGCTGCCCCGGCTCTCGGCTTCTCTGCTCGCTTCTCCTCTTTCTCCTGCTTCTGCGTGCGGATGTTATGCTGATTATACCCCAGTTTCCACATAGCGTCAGTAGCATCGGACATCACGCTGTCAAATTTCTTAAATTCCGCATCATCCTGCAGGAAAGAGATCGGCTTTCCATCAAAGCCTGCCTGATATGCCTTGGCCATGTTCTCGTCGTAGTCCGTAACCACCTGCTGCATCGAAACGTCATTGTCTTCGTCAAATCTCCCCAGCATATATTCTGAGAACGAATTGACGTACTGCGTCCTTGCGGCATCATCATCCTTGAATCGGACGCCTGCTCTTCTCTTTGCTTCATTCGTCGCCTGGAAAGCACCCCACGGCTTCTCTGAAGGCTCTGCATTACGCGGAGCAGTCACATTCGTGCTTACTTTATCCACATATGGTGTATAGTTGTCCGCACTCTTCTTGCCGTTTCCAGACAGAAGGCCGTTATTTTCTGCAAACTGGACAAGTTCATCAATGGCTGCGTCCATTGTTTCCTTTGGTTCTGTTGAATAGCGAAGCGCCCGTCCGTCTACGATAAACCCGCCGTACAGGTCATTCGATGTGTCGCGGAGTGTGCCAACATAGCCATCATCTTCTGACACAACATTGTATTCCACCTTGTTCGCAGTGAAATTATCGTATGCCTTGATGCCTGCACGAAGCTGATCACCTGTGAGGGCTCCCGTATAGTTCCTTTCCGGTGCTTTTACGTCCGGCTTTGCACTGTATTTGTCACCGTTGCCTTCAAACATATCGTTGATCATCTGCATCTGGTTCGGTGTGAGCTTATTCACCGCATTCTGATTGATGACGCCACCATCTTCAAAAGCGCTCTTGATAATGTTACGTGCAGAATCATTGCTTGCAGATGGTGCTTCTTCCTGCACAGCTGCATCGCTTGTTGCACGGTTCGCCTGTGCAAGCTCTGAAAGAGCATTGATCGCTTCAAGGCGTGAGCCAAATTCACTTGTGGCGATACCTGTTTTACCGTCCGCGATCTCTCGCCCGTCAATCGAATTCATGCCGCCAACAAAGCCGCCATGAATAGTCCGAATAATGGTATAGTTCATGCCATCCGGAGAAATATAGTGGTTATCATGAGCAAGTGCAGATTTCAGATCTGGAGCAGACGGCGCGACAGGTGCTTCGCTATTTGGTGCAGCAGAAATAGAGGAAGAATCCAATGTTTCTCCCTTTGCATCATCGTTTCTTTCATCAACGGTTTCTTCCACGCTCTCACTATGCTCTTCAGTGGTTGGCGTAGTCTGTGCTGCATCCTCCGTATTGATCGCTTCCACTGCAGCCTGCGTTGCTTCCTTCGCGGCATCCGGCGTAGACTCCGCCGTATTCTGTTCTGCTTTATTCTTGAGTGCATCTACAGCAGCATTCACCGTATCGCTTACGGCGTCCGATGTATTCTTCACGTCATCTACAGAGCTTGTCGAACTCTTCCGAGTTCTCGTCTTCTTCAGCTTGTCAACAGCTGCGTTCGTGACATCCTTCGTGTTGGAGTCGCTGCCCTCCGTCGTGACCGTAATATTGTTATCTGATGAGATATCTCCAGGCATTTCAACATCACGAAAAGCCGGTGCTTCTGACGCCGGTGCCTGTGTATCCAAATTCTGTGAAGGAGCTTCACTGAACTCTGTGTAATCACGCATGTCATTGAACAGTGTATTGTCATTCACAAAGCGATCATTCTGGAACTGACTCTGATAGTTTCGCTCATCGTTCCTTCTCTGCTGCCAATCGTCTGTTCGATGTTCAATCTCGTTTCCTGCAAGATGCAGTACATCACCGCCTACGTTCATGAGCATGGAATTTGCTGCACCGAGCGCCGCAGAATACCAGAATTCAGGGTCACTGAAGGAAAGCCCCTTGACTGGGTCAATGTTTCCGCTCTCGTCTTTTCCTTCGCCAAGAATCACATTTCTTGCGATTCCCTGTGTCCAGTACTGAAGGCCTTCCTGGGACGCTTCACCGAGCGCGTTTGCGGCATGACTTCCAAGGCGGTTCAAAAGTCCTCTTCCGATATCGGACTTCACCGCCTTGTTGATTCCTTCTGCTGCTGCCTTTGCCACCTGCGTATTGCCAAGCGCCTTTGCAATTCTTCCGCCGCCGAGCGCCTCAACACCGCCGAGGAGCTTTTCTGTATAGTACTCCGAAGCTGCTTCTTCGCCTGCGTAGAGTGCGGACCGGATCGGGCTGTATCCTTCGTTGATTGCCTCCTGGTAAGCATGACCGCCCTGAGACGCGCCGAACAATGCTCCGGAAAGACTGCTGACTGCCTTTTCGGATACGCCTGCTGCGCCGCCAAGCGCTGATCCAAGGGCAGCCGATCCGACCATGTTTCCAGTCGATGATGCAATATCCTGCAGTACGCCTTCGACCTTACCGGCCTTTTCTCTGCGCATCTCAGTCTCGTAATCATTCACAGACTGTGCGCGCTTCTCCTTATCAAGCGTCACCCACTGCGCAAGCTTCTGAAGGCCCTCTCCGCTGTTCGTAACGCCGCTAACGAACTGGTTTGCTACTCGTCCTACCGCTGTCTTGTCTGCAAGGTTTCCTTCGGTATTCTGTCGTGCCACACGCCGATTAACATCGTCCATCAGGCGTGATCTGTACTCTTCAGCGGCATCTCTCCCCTGCGTGTCGAACAGGTGATTGTACATATACTTCTGGCCCGATGTCATTTCAGAATACTGCCGGATCTTCTCTGGAATGGCAGCTCTGTTTTTCCCATACTTCTCTGCCTCTTCGTCCGCCATCTTCAGAGGGTTTCCACCAGCGTTCTTGAGCGCATTCACCGGTGCCTTCACAGCATTGACGATTGCCCTGTTAATTCCCTTGTTTGCGAAGTCCGTCATGGCAGCATGATGACGCGTAGCCTGTGCCACGGTATTGTTTCCATGCTTCGAAACGTAATCTACGAGCGACTGTGAGACTGTATTCTGCGTGTTTCCTGTCCTTGGCGCCGTACTGGGCGTGGCGTTACTGGACGTCGCCCGCCGGTTCTTCAGCTCCTGAAGGGCGTCGTTTCGGATGTTCTGACTTGTGCTTGTCTGCTGCGTCGGTGTAGGCCGAGTATATCCGTATCTCTTTCCAACATCGTCCACAAGGTTTCTGGAAACGCTGTTCACTGACTTCGTATTGTAGGTCGCCTTTCGAGCCTGTGCATTTGCAGCACGCTGCGTCCGATCATGTGACGCCTGGATACTCCGCTGCGTCGCCGAGTTCAGAGAATAGCTGTCATCATCGTTCTTCTCATAATAGTTATCGAGATAAAGCTGACTGGTCGCTTTGTTTGAAATCTGACCACTATCGTCCCTGTGCTCGGACTGACGAAGCAACTCATACTTCGCATCTCTGTTGTTGATTTTTGATCTTTTTGCCATTACGTTCTCCTTAAAACAGAACCAAAGTTGCTACCATCAATTATGCGTGAATATCCCGTATAACGTAACCGACCTATAAAAAGGGACCGTAGTGTCACCACCACGGCCCCTAAAAAAGGAGGATTACATGTCACCTATGATCTTAAATTCTTTGGACATCTTCTTTGCCCATGCGTCGGCCGCCTCGTTTGCCCTGTTTCGCGCATAAAATGCGGCCTTCGCATCGATCATGCCTTCTGCCTTTGCATCCTTGTAGGCCTGCTCATAGGCATCATTCTTGACCGTTTCATACCGGCTTTCGTACTCAGACTGAGCCATCAAGTTACGTTTATCGCCGCTACCAGCAGACGGATACTTTTTCTTGAATGTGGCATCATCCGTGTAGATATCCTTGACTGTCGTTGACTTCGACGAACTGCCGGACTTCTTGCTGCGGCTTCCAGACCCGCTTCCGGATGACTTCGCCGCCTGCGCTGCCTGTGCCGACGCCGCGATCTGCGCAAGTGTAGATGCTGCATCACCGGATAGTCCATACTTCTGATTGTACTGATTGATCCGGTCGGTAAGGTACGACGGCACCGGAAGGCCGGCTTTTGCAAGATCTGTTGCCTGACTGACTGCGTTCTGGTACAGATTGTCGTCTCTGTTCTGCGCGTCCTGCTCCGTTCCATAGTTGAAACTCCGGTCATTCTCATACCCGCTTCGATCCTGCTGGAAGCTGTTCCAGTACTGGTTTGCGTTATAGTTCCGGTCTGTCTGCCAATCAGACACGTCATCTCGGTACTGTCCATAATCGAAGTTTCGATCACTCTCGAATGCGCTCCGGTCGTTCTGGTAGTTCTGCTGATACTGGTTTGAGTAGTAGTTCCGGTCTGTCTGCCAGTCGCCCACATCGTCCCTGTATCGGCCGTACATGGTGTTGTCCTGGTTCTGATATGCATTCAGCTTCTTGTAATCGTTGCTCTGATTATCCGCGTAAATCTGATATGCCAGGTTCAGAAGACTCAGATTGTTGTCATTCATCCCCTGCATTGTGTTGTCGTACGCCTGCTGCCCTGCTGCCTGCCCGTATGTTGAGCCATAGCCGCCCGTCTGAGCGTTTGCAGAAGCCATGGCCTCGTTCATTGCCCTCTGTGCCTGCGCCTTATACCGTTCTGCATACTGGTTGTACAGTGCATTGTAATTTGCGTCAGACTGTACATCGAACGGCTTCTGATCCTTGATGGTCTGAAGAAGCTCGTTGATCGTGCTCTCGTACGCGGACGCATACGGTGAAGGCTTCGAATTCTCTGTATTCTGAAGCTGATTCAGATAATTGTTGGTCAGATTACTGGTTTTGAAGGCCGGTGCTTCATAGGCGTCCGGCTTCGCATTGTCTGACGCAAGCATGGACTGCTTATAATGTTCCGTAAGCTCTGTCGGTTTGAATCCCTGCTGCCATGATGTGGTACCGGTAGAACCAGCTAGAGGAGATCCCTGCTGCAAGGTAAGCGTCGGAGTCTGTGTCTGCTGTGGATTGGTCGCCGCAGCCGCTGCCTGCTGCAGTGTGGCCTGAGAAGTCGGACTGAGCGTTCCTGCCTGCGTGACGGACGGCGTAGGATTGTTCACACGGCTTACGCCGCTCCCTGCAACCTTAGTCGTTGTACTATTCTTTTTCTTCTTCGTGTACGTTGTCGGGTCTATTCCCGATCCGATGACTCTCGACATTCGTCCTCCTTCTTTCCGCCGTCTAATATCTGACGGAGCATTACTACCCTCTTGCAATTATCAACTCCGTGCACTTCCAGATCCTCCAGCAGCACACGAGCGGTCCTGATTTGAGCGTCCTCATACTGAATCATGATCATCCTCCACTTACGACGCTCTTGATGTAATTCTCAAGGGATACGCCGTTGTAAAATAAGGTTCCGTGAATAACGACCTGCTTATTTCCATTCACCATGAAAGTCGAAGTGTCGCTGTTCCCAGTCCATCCGGCCCACAGAAGAAGCTTTCCAGTTCCGACAACATCGCCTGTGGACATGCCGGTTACCTCATCGCTCGACTGGAAGAGATTTCGACCGTATGTATCATCCACCACGAAGTCGCCTATACTTACGTAGCCTTTTCGGGCGATGATTGGGATGTTGTCGCCACCATAGATCTCTGAGCCATCAATACGGCCGCCGGTGATCGTCATACCGTTGATGCTGCCACTCTCGATCTTCGCAGACTTCAGATTGACCGTTTCCAGATCCACAGAAGAAAGCTTTGTCGAGGTGATCGTACCCCCTTCGATGGTTGGCGATACAATCTTCGCTGCATTTACAGTGCCGCTGAATGTTCCGTTTCCGTTCTCATCAACAGTCAAATTGCGCGCGTTGATCGTAAATTTTCCTGTTGAAAGCTCGATACGGTCTCCTGAAAGCTGCATGCTGGAAGAGCCGTCGGGAGTCTCCGCTTTTAGAGAAAGAAGCCCGGCAAGGAGCGTCATGGACGCATTGTACTTTGTCTTTGTGTCTTGGACTGACAGATCAATCTGATCCGCCTGTACCTGAATGGACGCAATGTGTTCATCGCGCTGAGCATAGATCAGTTTCGCCTGCTCGGAGTAATTGTCCTCTGGCGTAAGGTTGTTGAACATATAGGTAAGATTCTCGTTCAGCTCCTGAAGGTACGCTTCGATCTTCTTATTATCGCCTGTATCCTGAGTGAATATAGCCATTGATCTCACTTCCTAGCTCTATGGTGGTGGCCAATGCCACGATCTTACATTGGCCGGTCCCTTCAATCCGTATTCGGTACTTGCTGCACCGTCTCGGAATGATCGGCATCGTGTAGGCCTTATCCATCGTGCTCCGGATATATCCCTTCTGCTCCCACATCGGGGCATCATCGAATTTCACGAGGAAGCGTGCCTCACTTCCAACCGGAAGAATGAAATTCACCAGTACCTTCGAGACATATTTCTGCTCCATCGCTGATCCGCGAAGGTCTCCAGACTCGATGAACCATTCGATCTTGTCCTTTCTGCTTCCGTAAATCGTCCGAAGGTTGTTCTCGGAATCTACATAATGCAGCACGCCTTCTGAATACTGCACGAACTTGAAGGCTGTGTCATCCTCAATATCCCAGATGTTCGTTGCCGGATCATACACAAGGAGTGTTTGCACTCCATCCATCTTGCAGGAGAGATAGAGTTTCCCATTGTACTGTGATGCCGTCGCGTCCGACAGCTCCGCTGTGATGTTCTTCGAGATCTTTTCCGGTGATCCGCCGTTATACACATAAACGCCGTCCCTGGAAACATAATATAAGGTTTCGTTGATCGTTACGAGCGATCTATGGCAGCCGGAACGCACGCCAGGAAGACTCTTTTCTAGCAAAGAGAAGTTGGATGGTTTGTCTCCTCGGAGAACATGGAAGGACGACTCTTTGAAGAACACGAGGTAGGTTCCGTATTTACTGATGCCGGTAAAATCGCCATCTGATCCGACCGTCGCTGCCCAGGAATTGTTCGCTTCACTCTCATAGTTGTACCAGTTCTTCGGATCGCCGACCTTACAGCAATAGACCTCGTGGTTCTTGCTGGAGCACCCCCACAGACGATTGTCACGCTCTGTGATGTAGTCCATGTCCGGGACCTTCCGCTCGAATGTGGCTGAACAGGTGAATTCCTCCGAAATAGATGCGGTAATGATGATATAGTCCGTTCCACTCTCTGTGATCACCTTCGTGCCGTTACATTCTGCGTTCGTCGCATTCGAGATAGCCACATTGTCCCCTGTCTTGAATGTATTCCCGATTCCGGCCAGGGTGATTTTCGTAAAGACGGAGTTCTTCGACAGTGGGGCAAAGACGGCACTTCCGGTCACATTTGCTGTCATATTCTCGACGGCACCAGTGAAGGTATTAAAGATGATGTGATCCGGGAACACGCAGATGTACGCGCCGATGCCCACCAGTGTCTTGGCGGAGTCGCTGACGGAAAATACCTCGTTGCCCTTATAATATGCCTTCGTACCGTCAATATAGAACAACCCATTCTTATAGAAGATGCCTTTCGGGTTCGTGAAGGTCTTCTCGATCACTCCTCGTGCCGGTCTTGTACCGATCGCAGGGTAACAGTCGTCGCTCATGTTCTTCATGGCGTGCCATTCGCCCCTGCTGGTCAGCATATTCTGATTCACTCCAAGGAACGTATCAACGATGGAGCTTGATCTATTATCCTGTACAGTGATCTGCGGTAGCCGCATGATTATGCCTCCTCGGTAAATGAGTTCGTCTGTACCATCCTGCATACTGCTGCCATTCGGACTCGAATGCTGCCGCTTCCATGTTGTACCGATTGACCTCTCCGTTGTAGAAGTCGATCTTTGCAAAAACATAGGTCGTGTAGCAGCCATTGAACTGATCTGGAATCAGAAGCTCGTGTTCTGCATCCTCGTCATAAACGTAAGGATTGAATTCTGGTGGTTCCGCCGGTGGCTGTTCGTCCAGCTTGTAGTTGTCCTCACCAGGCAGCACAGTGACCGGTTCACTCGGAATGGGTGGCTTCGGAGGCTCCGCTCGTGATATCACCTGATCCATAGCCATGAATTCCACTTCGTTCACCCACTGAGTGAGCTGGTCCTTGCTGTATTCGCTCGGTCGGAAGCTCGTAATGTTCGCAATCAGCTCAGATAGTGTCATTGTTCACCTCCACATTCTCCGGATAGTTCCCAGCAAGGCTCTCTGCACCGATCTCAAACATGCAGATTGCCGTGTCGATCTCCGGCGACGGCCCTGCCGACCTATCAATGCAAATAACGAAGTTCCCTGGATCATCCTGGTAGGCTGGAAGCGCCTCCGGATGATATTCCAGCATGTAGTTGATGAGCGTGTAGGCCAGCAAGGAAATTGCAGAACATACAATGTCATGGCCCGGATCATAGTCCGCATGGCCTGTCAGAGTGATCATTGTAGTTTTATGCTGTTGGTTTAGTATTCGAATTCGTGTCATTGCCGTTCACCTCCGCTGAACCATTGCCTGAAAGTCCCATCTGCTGAAGAGCTTCAAGTACTCTCGTGTCTCCATTCTGTGCAAGGGCCTGTGCAGACAGCTGCGCCACCTGCTGTAGCTGCTGGATCTGCTGCGCCATCATCGCTCCCTTCTGGATTCCCTGGCGTACCTTCTCCTTCCCTTCGAAATCCATCATGTCGATACACTGAAGCGCCTGCTCTGCCTGCTGCGGATTGAAAAATCCGAGGTTATAGAAATTGAGCGCAAGCTCGTTCTGCGACGCCGTGGTGAATGGGTTCTGTTTCTGCGCCCTCGGAGTGACATCGAATACGGGCTCCTCAGTCTTGAAATCCTGTCCTGCAATCGACTGTGTACCGCCAAGGAGTGGGGCATTGTCGATTGCCACATAATCCGGTGATCCGTTTTCTCCAGTGATTCTGAATGTTCTCTCCGTATCATAGAACTGTCGAATCAGCTCGATGGCCATCTTACAGATTTCCTCATAGGTACGGTAGGAACCCTTGATAATGTCTCTGGATGTCTTGTTCCCGGCCTCCTGAAGAGCCGTGATCGCGCTCGCAGCCGTTACACTGCCCGTAGAACCGCCCTGATTGAAGTCTCTGTTTGCACTCGTCTCCTTCAGCTCGTTGACCTTATCCTGGAGGACATAGAGATACGTGGAGGACAGCTGCGGAGTGTCAAAACTCCGCACATTGTCATCATTTACGGAACCAGCAACATGAATCACCCGCTTTTTCACGTCCTTCAGCTCCTCTTCATTGATGGCACATGAATCTTTCGCAAGGTATCTCCGTGTCGCTCCCTCCTCCGCATTGAGAATGATGGCTGCACCCAGGCGGTCGATGTACTCCTGAGCGTCTTTTTCAACGTCAATGATGCCAAAGCCGGCTGGTGTCCCCTTCTCCGGATAGAGAACGTCCATAACAAATGGGTATAGACCGTGATTGTAGATTCCATTCTCATAGTCTGGATCATTTTCAGAGGCGAACAGGATGGTGTCTCCACAATATTTCACTAAATGGACCTGTGAACCATTCTCGACCTTCACCTTGTAGTACCAGTCCACGACGATGGACTTGTCTGTGGTGTCCACCTCATCGTCGTAATGGTACTGCTTCCGGTCAATCGTCGTGCCGGACAGCTTCCCGACGAGTTCTGGATACTGGTGCTCCAGTGTGTCATTATCCTGGAGAGACAGCACGAAGATGTTCTTCGAGTCCTGAATGTTCTGAATGCCCGGCTCCCAGTAAAACGAGAGCATGTCTACGGGCCGGATGTCAATGTCTCCGGTGCCGTGCCGCATGTCCTGGTTCCACAACACGGCATAAACTGATGTACCGTGCTTCAACTTGTCCCACCAGTTGTCTGAGTATGTCTTTTCAAACCCACAGTTTTCGAAAATGGCAGGAAGTACAGATGATAGCATGTGAGCTGTCTGCTCGTCGTTCCGCTCTCGTGGCAGCACGATCGGGCTCGGAATATTGTCCATGGCATCCGCATGCTTATTGATGATCGAGTTGAAAAGCCACGCTGATGTGCTCTGCTCATTCCGCTCAAGCCGGTCTTTGTGGAAATTCTTCCAGTGCTGAAGTTTCCACCAGTCCTCATTCGTGATGATTCTCCGGTCCAGCTCCTGCTTACCGGAAATGTACTTTTCGAGGGTCTGCTGCGCCGTGCGGATGGCTGTCGCATCAATCGGACCGGACCTCGACTGAATTTCCGGCTCCTGCTGCCCTGTTGGTTGAATCTCTACGTTATCAATCGTTACACTCATTAGTTACTACTCCTTACTGGCATGATCTCGAGTGGATCTTCCGGTGGCAACGGGTCTCGTTCGGTGAAATGCTTCATGTTCTTTCGAGGATTTAGAGGATGCTCCTGGAAGATGTACCGTGTTTCGTCATAAATGTGATCCTCCATATCTGTATCGATATCCTCAACGTGTTTGTCGTCGTAGATCAGCAGCGGGATGGTCCGGATGAACTGCTTACACGATTTGAAACAGTAGAACATCGGTATACCGGTCTGATCGAATGACAGACGGTAATGGAACTGCATCAGCCCGGCAAGCCTCGTGTGGTCGCCCTTATCGTTGTATATTCCTGCTCTCTCGAACATATCCTCAATGGACTCTCCCGTGTCCGATCCCCAGATGGCCGGATCTGCGATGCCGTAAACCCGTCGCCCTCGAATATTCGGGTCGGTACGCTCGATCTCCTTGATCCGTGTTGCTATCTCCGGAACCGTCAGCTGCAGCCCGGTGTTTGGCTCCGATGTGCAGCCATAATCTTCTCTGATCCGGTACAGAATCCCGTCATGATCGAGGGCAAACCAACCTAAACTGTACGGTTTACTGTATCCATGATCGTATCCTCTGTAGATTTTCCATGATGGAGGGATTTTGAAATCATCAATGACGTGAGTCCATCGTCTGTCCTGGTAATGAGCAGGATCATCAGTCCATTCGTTGAATACCTGTCCGATGAAGCTGTCCCAGTCTCCCTCTAGCCAGGCCTTCCGCTTGGCCTCCGGAAGGGCCTCCAGTGCTCGTACATACTCCGGGTCTTTCTCCATCAGTACGGAATTGTCATATACCAGGGACTGAATGAAGCTGTAGTCCTCCGGATACTCGTTCTCCATGTACTGTTTTGATATGAACAAACGTTTGATATACCCGTGTCCCTTCCCTCCGGGGTTACAGGTGTAGTAGGTCCGACGTGGAAACTCTGATGTACCTCTTACACAGGCGTTCAGGTCCTTGATCTGCTGCTCTGTGAGCTGTGTGGCCTCATCAATATAGAGAATATCCACCTCAGTTCCCTGGTATCTGTCTGTATCCGAATCGGTAGCACAATATCCGAACTGAATCGTGCTGCCGTTTGGGAAGGTCATGATCTTCTCTGAGTTGTTGTATTTGATCGGGCAACCAGGTGAACCAACATGCAACAGCTTTTTCAGCGGTCGGATGTGGTTTGCCTGGAGTTCCGAATACGTTCGCCGGATCACCATCTGTTGGATGCCTGGATAGCTGAGAGCCATCAGCACGAGCTTCGCCCGGACCGCCCAGGACTTCCCACCTCCTCGTGCCCCTCCGAATGCTACGTGACGGTGCCGATCACGGAGGAACAGGTCCTGTTTTACGTTCGGTTTTCCAATATCGATGTTCATCCGGTGTAATCATCTCCTCCACCAATTGTGATCTGGATGGAATTATCCTCCTGCTGCTCCTGGTCTGGATGCTGTCCGAGCATTTTCATTATGAATTCGAGGGAATTTAGGTTTCCCTTTTGAGCGAGCTTCTTCTGAGCTGCCAGCATCACCTCGATCTCCTCCTCTGTGAGATCGTCAGATAGAGCCTGTTTGAATGTTTTTCGGGCCTGCCGTGCCTTCCCGGATGCAATGCCGCCTTTCCGTCCCCTCTCCCGTGCTTCCTCCGAGCTTGGTGGCCTTAAATTAGAGTTGTTTTTAGGGTTTCGGGCCATAAAATCAGCCCCTTTCTGTGTTTATTAGTATCACCTCTGCCGTGGTCTCTCCCATGAGTCTCGTTTAATTGTGTTCCAATATCCCATAAAAGCAAACCTATCTATTGACTCGGAAAATATAAAAACCGGAGAAAATAAAAAGAGGGCTGTCGAATGGCAGCTCTCTTTTCGTTTTTCGTTTTCGATTTATATTAATTTGAATTTTGGTCCATCGCTTTCGGAAAACGATACAGCCATTGTGAAAATTTCATTCCCGTCAATTTCGGCTGAGACGGTTTGATTCAGAAGGCTGTGATCTGTTACGGTGTATATGGTCATTCGGCCCTCGTCCATCAGCTTCCGTGCAGCATCTGGATCATATCCTTTTTCTTTCAGTACTTTTTCGATTTCCTCCACCACAGCATGGTAATATTGGTAGCTGAGGTACGGGCACAACCAGGATGTTATCATAATCTGCTCCCAGAACTATCGATCTATACTTATTTGGAATCTATGAACAGCATAACTGCATCGCATAGGATGTAGAATTCCATGACTCCGAAAATATGCTCTAATGTCCTCAACCCGCACAGGTATTCGATGTACATGACCACGGTCGCTAAGCCCTGAATTAAGAGAACTATATCCATTCACAATCCCTCCTCTACAAAACCCTGTGATTTATATCATGAACTGCTGCTCTCAAATTTCTGTTCTCCACCATTGTTACCATCTCCTCAGCCATTACTTTACCCCCTTTGAATGTTTCAACCTCCATGCGGCCTCAGCCATAAGACGTTCAAAACTTTTGAGTGACATTCCCATAACCGAGTTTCCCCAACTATGTCTGTAAGCCGTTTCTGAAAGATGCTCGAGATCTTCCGCGATTACTTCATCGGATGCTTCGGAATAATCATTTTCATGCGATTTTTCATGCTCTTCACACTCTTCTAGGGATGTAAACTCTTTCCCGCAAAACTCGCACGTATAAATGCAAATTTCTCTTTTGTTCATTTTCGCTTTTCCTCCTAATTTCTCTCTAGTGTAGCTTTAAAATCCGATCTCTTCGAGAGCACTTTCCAGTTCCTCTCTAAAATTACGCTCTTCGATGTCATTATCCTCAAAAAACTCGTCCATATGATAGCTATTTTTCAGCCAAAGAGTTAAATACTCAGCAAGCCCTTCCGTGTCATACCCGCTGACTTTGATATTTTTTGCAAGCGGCTGAATCATGCCGTTCCGAAGGTGGTGTGCAAACTTATCCGCTCCAATGATGACTTTATTTCCTGCCGGAACCTTTACTTTTTCACCAGAAATCGCAATTTCAAGTTCCTTTTCACATTTCGATGTTAAAATCTGTCCAATTTTGTACGTCATTCTTCCACCCTCTCGATCTTTGGCACAGGCTCGTCTCCACGCTTGATCGGCTGATCTGCCCGGATGTCGTATTTACAATAGATCTTACTGTCCAGGTACTGGCGATGCTTGATCGCTTCGTAAATAGTTTCCAGTTCATTAACGTACGTTTGCTTTCCAAGCTCACGTCCCCGCCAGCATCCATCCATAAGCCCCTTGAGTATAGGTTGGATGATGCGTCGCTCATTCTCGTACTCCTGTGGGAAGTCCTTCTCGATTTTTCTACTCCCACCCATGGTAATGATCCAGTGTGCGAGGTCGTCCACCTGTCCGATGCCGGTTCTCATCGCCAAATTAACAGCATAAAGAACAATACTCAGCTGATTCTTCGTCAGCTCAATCGTGTACTTCATGTGCTTCCTCCCATCTCTTCTCAAATCGCTGCCTCTTCATCTCCTTCTGGTTCCAATCAACACTCAGCCCGAGTTCATCCGCGCAGCATAAAAACACATCAGTCCACTCTTCACGAATGTTTTTGAATGCTTCCTCTCGTGTGACCGGCGTCGGGTTTTCCTTTCTCTCGATCCTGGAGAGCTTCAGGAGCGCGTGTGAAAGTTCCACGCACTCCTCCGCTGCCATTTCAAGCATGGCCGGTTCTCCAATGTAGTCCATGATATGGACATCACTTCTGGTAAAATTTCTATCGTTCATTAGTCTAACTATCCTTTCTTCATGTTGCTGGCTGGCAGAATATATTTTTTTATAAATCGTCGCGCATACTGCGGATGCATCATGCTTCGCTCGACTTGCCTTGATGTTGTTTCCGTCGCCTTGGTGTTTCCAATGGTTCTGGTTTCAACAAAATCAAGTGGCTCCATCACAAGGTTGAACGATGGCTTGAATCCGATAAAAAAGTACTGTGTCGGTTTCTTGTAATAGTCCCCATCATCCGTCCTGTCTTTGTCTATTACGGTCGGCTTGATACACCAGTACGTTGTGAGGTAATGCGGCTGCGTGGCCGGGTTCTCTATAACCATCCTGAGCTTTTTTCTCTCCGCAACGACCGTCAACTCACACAGCTTTTCGTATAGCTCATGCAACTCTCCGTGGAGCTTCATGCTGTACTGAAGCTTTTTCAAGTCTCCCCAGCTCCGCTGCTGCGTCATTTCTCCTCGGAACCCAAGTGGAACTTTCGCCTCAAATCTTGTGCATGGGAAGAATGCCAAGTTTTCGGACAGTCTGCCCCACCATTTGATCGAAGATAGATTCCCATCCCTCGTAAGCCTTTTGAATTTCAGAGAAGAGATCAACTACAAAATCCGTCTGTCCGAAGTCGTTACGAATGTCGTAGTCATAGGCTTCGATTCCGAGCTTTTTGAACTCATTTTTGAAAGTGCCACTTTGTTCAAACAAGCAATAAGCTTTCATTTCACTCTCACCTCCAGAGCACGAAGACCGTGATCAGCACAGTCATCACCATCACTGTAATCAAAAATATTAGATCCAACATGCTGCGTCCTTCTTACTCCTCTTTGATTTCCTCCCACTCAAAGCGGCCCTTTCCTGAATTTCGCCACTGTCCAATGCCCTTGTACCGTCCGTAATTCAGCCACTCACGAATGATATCCACATCATCATTCAGGCATTCCACTGTGAACTCGATCTGCGATCCTGCCGGAATCGCCTCGCTGTTGGCGAGCGCCACCCGGTCGCCCTGCGCCGTCTGAGCTCTCAGCGGCCGCTGGCAGTTCCCCATCGGTCCGGCCATGTGAACCGGAATCTTTCGTGGAAATACAAACAGGCATCCATCAATCACCTTCTTGAACGCCTTCAGCCCGCAGCTGTGCTTCGAATAGTCCTGCCCCTTGCATCTGGACAATGCACTACATGTGTCCTTGAAAAATCCCTTGATCTGGTAGTCCCAGAACATTGGTGTCTCGCCATCCTCCATACGTGGGAATACAGTCATCTCCTTGTGCTCGACCTCGTCCGCACCGAGTGTGGCCACCTCTTCCTCGCGGCTTGGCGCGTCCGGTGCCTTGCTCGCAATAAACTCGCTATGCACATTCTTGTCTGCGTTCGCTGTTCCCAGCACTTCTTCCGTAAATGTTAATCTAACGTGTAACTTCTCCATGTTTTAAACTCCTTTTCTAAAAACCGTTGCCGATCAAACCGACGCCGCTCTAAGCTACTCCATAGCTTTTCAATGCCTCGCCCAGCTTGGCAATTCCTTTGCCCTGCCATTCAGCACAGTTCAGTGCCATTGCATATACGTGCACATCTTTGCGTTTCCTCGCCCTAGCGGTGCAACACTACTCCAAGCCATTGCTTCTCAAGGCTATCTTTGCGTTTCTTTGCCATTGCCAATCAATGTAATACGGTCCGGAGCAGCGCTACTCCGTAGCACCGCAATGCATAGCCATAGCCATGCTTTTCGGCACATAGCTTAGCCGCCGCGATTCGGTGCAGTTCTAAGCTTCTCTGCTCTACGCTTCTCCACGGCCTCGCTAATCATATCTTTGCGTCACCATGCATTACCATTGCTGAGCAAACGATACATATCTTTTCCATTCCTTCGCTCTGCTATTCGCGTCTTTGCCAAGCCATTGCTTTGCCATACTTAGCGGCTCTCTGCCGCTCCACTGCAATACGATTCCCATCTTCACCCAGCCACAGCACACAGCATTGCTATTCGCTGCTCTGCCCTTGCTTTGCCCTGCCCTTCGTGTCATTGCGGCGCCATCGCAAAACACAGCCAATCGATGCATTTCCGCCGCTTCCCACGCGGCTCTATCCTTGCCTTTCCTTAGCCATTCTTTGCTATTCAAAACGATGGTATGCCTTACTCAGCCTTCGCCAAACGCTGCCAACCATCGCCGCTGCAAGGCAGTACTTCGCTACTCCGTGGCAATGCGGTTCAATTCTGTGCAAATCCATCGCTCATTTTTTCTTTTATCGCTTATTTCCATTCCCTCGTGAACGCCTGGTAATATGGGCAGGTCTCGTACAGGTCCTCGCAGAAGATTTCCAGATAGTCGCGGAGATCCTCCTTGTTCCGCAAGCGGACAATGTGAGTCACGTCAAAGCCCAGATTCTGGTCCTGGATGCATTCCACTCCCTGAAATTGGCCCTTGTTTGTCCGTATAACGTTACGAAACAGTGGACATTTGATTGCCGTAGACTCGCTCATTTACTCTCCTTCACGAGATAATATCTCCGGTATCTGCATGGATCTCCACGCCTGTTGTGGCCTGTCTCCCATGTGGAACCGATGTTGTATCCCCTCCGGCGGAGATCATGCACTCTGGAAGCCAGACGAGCGATTCCGAGATTCTCGACCGCTTCCATGTTCGTAATGGTCCCGCCATCAGACAGGGCATTCAGGATTAACTCGCACTGTGTCATGTCTCCTCCTTGCTGACGCGATAGCGTCGTAATCTACATCCTGCTTAGGGATATTGCAGAACTGGTTTGGCGAACGAACAGAAGGCTTGCCGCGGTCTCTTGCGTGCCAACAGCGCACAGCTGCTCGCCAGTCCGCCATATTCTCACCACCGATCTTCCAGGCCTTCGACTCGTAGTAGTTCCAGAACGTGTCCGCATTGAAACCCGTTAGCCCCTCATCCCTCGCGAACGATCTCACATCCTCGATGGAGGGCGGCTGCTGCGAAGCAGCTTTCTTTACATCCTCTCTAGAGGATGTTTCTTTATAGTTATAGTTTGAGTTATAGTTTAAGTTTCCATGCAAAACGTCCGTTTGCATTGCATATGCATCTTTTGCATTGCACTGCATTGCACTTTCTGCTTTTGCATCCGTTTGCATTGCATCCTTCTGCACTTCGTCAGCCGCTTTTGCTTTTCCTCCCCATCGCTTCTGCGCGGCATTGGCCTTTTTCGCAGACTTCTCGCTATATTTCGCTATATCCTCGTCCATCTTTGCGGCAGCCATCATATAGATGGCATTTACTGCAGGATCGGAGATTTCGATCTCTTGCCCGAGGTGGTGTGCACACAGTGCTTTGATGAGCTCTCCGGCTTGTTCGGTTGGTAGATTTGTGATGAGCGTGGACCAACTCTCATATATGAGAAATGATGTTGCCATGTCGCTCCTTTCTCACCCTGGGATTCAGTCCAGGGTGACCAATGTCTACAGTTACGTCGTATGACTAATTCAGATGAACCCTCGCTGAACTGCAAGCAATTCAATCTATATTGATTAAGGCCTATTCCTTAATCGTCCAGGTAGTTCTTGCCGAAGATCTGCATCCACAGACGGTGCGCGTCCGGGCTGTATTTGTCTTCGAACTTGCGCTGTGCTGTCGCTTCAAGCTGCTGGTCGCGCTCTCGCCATGCAGCATCATCGTGGATATGTCGGTGGCAGTCGTGACAGAGCCACACCGTAAGGCCGTAGGCATCCGCCCATTTCCGGTTGGCGGTTCCGTGAATACAATGGTGCCATTCCAGATTGATCATGCTGCCGCAGATCGCGCAGCGGTGATCCTCTGGGTTAATAATGATTGACTTGTACTTCATAGCCCTTCAGCCTTTCTAGTTCCTGTGGTGTCATGGTCTCGATCTCTGCTCCGGAGCCTTTGATCTCCTGGATCAGACCATCGACCAGGCGTGAGAACTCCGCCGTGTTCATGTCTGCTGATGATTGGAGGATGTAATAGTCTCTGTACAATACGTTCTTTCCTCTGATCGTACGGTAGAAGGTCGTCTGCGATGGATACAGATGATTCTGTCCGAATCCCTGCATCCGATAGTCGAAGCCTTCTTCTGCATGGGACTCGAACAGGAAGTTTCCATTTGCATCGAGCAGTGCTCGTCCATAACTCGACAGCAATGAGTTATGGACAAATTCCTTCGGAACGCCTGCCCATTCCGCGTACTTCGTGAGGAGTTCGTGGTAGTAGGCATTGGCGGTCCTACTCCGTGGATCTCGGTGCTTCTTGATACTGAGGTCGTATCTCTCACCATCTGCCAGAGAAAGAATCAAACGCCCTATGTCGAGCACCAGATCCTTTTTCGTTTTATCTCGAACCGATATAGTTTCCATTTCTGTCACACTTCATGCCGGTGAGAATAAAGTCGAAGTTCTCATCCGGGATGTCCGCAAGAGACTTCACCTTATACCGGTCCTTCCAGAACTGCTCTGCATTCGAAATGCCCTTCGCATTACCACATGCCTTGATGAGAATGTTGTAATGCTGCTCCGTCATCAGACTTGAAGTACTGTTGCTCGCTGCCTTCTGAGAGCTCGTTCCGGAGTTCGTCGCTCCAGTGTTCGTTGTATCAGCATCCTTTGTATCATCGATCAACAGGAGACCGTTCAGGGCGTATTTACGAGCATATGAGCTTGCCGATCCGGTGATCTGGCTTCCGTCCATACCCTTCTTAGATTCATCCTCACGTGCATACGCAGTGGAACAGATAGGGTTGTAGCAGGAAGACGCGTAGTCTACAAAGGTCGCTGTCGCCTTCACATAGTATCGATCTCCGATGGAAACCAACTCATCGTGAATAGTAATTACTGCCTTCACCTCATCAAGAAGAGGCTTCACTGCTTCGAGAATATCCTCGCAGTTTCGATAACTGTACTTTCCGAAACTGTTGTACTGGCTTTTGGGAGCCTTCAGCTTCTTCTGAACATGCGCGAGTTTTTGAAAGTTGTTGAGCATCTCATCCATCATCTCACCTCCGTCACGTGGGAGCACCACATATCCGCGAAATGCAGAAGCAAATAGAGTGGTGTCTCCTTTCCTGGGATCTGGTACTTGAATGATCCATACAGACCGTTGTGATAGAGAATCGCCTGTTCCTGCTCTGCTGTGAGTCTGATGTATCTCTCTGCAATCATCAGAGACCGAACCTCGTGATCCATATACGGGAGCTCTGATGTCGTGCAATACGGTTTCGATGAACTGATTGCACCGGATTTCAGGAAGTTTGGCACGTAATTTGGTTTCCCGTGGTCACCCATCTTTCCGAGATCATGCAGAAGCGAGCAATAGACAATATCCTGGATTGTCGCACTGGACTTCAGCTCATATTGAAGCTGCATCATTGTCTTGAGCACATTCAGTGAATGCCGTGCAAGTCCTCCGCGCACTGCGAGGTGGTTTGCTCCGCTGCACGGAGACTCGAAGTACCCCCCGTCCGTCATGCAGTGAATCAGCCTCACAATGCCTACCTGATTTCCGATCTCCGTCACCTCCTTCAGGAGGTCGTGAATCGTTTCGGTCACCTTTTCCGGTGCCATCGTGAGCGGATCACAGAATACGATTTTCTGATCGTCAAACTCAATCTCACATGTAGTATTCATCATGCCCTCCTTGTCTCGACAACCGACGCTTTCATGCCGTCGATCTCGTTATAATCGTCGATATCATCCGCACCAGACAGGATACCCGTCAGAGCATCCGTCGCTGCTACAACAGCTTCATGCTCGTCTGCTGCCTCCACTGTGATCCATACCTTGACCGGGATCTCAACTGTCATGTCGTACAGCGTGTCACCGTTACCGGTACTCTTCCCGTAATCCTTCACCTTCGCGTACAGCTCCAGCTCATCTTCTGAATAATTCATGTCACTATTCATGTTAAAAATCTCCACTTTGTGATATAGTGGAGTTGTCCGTGTGGACAAACTCCTTGGCGTGAACAAGTTGCCGCTTGTTCATGCCTTTTCTTCAATAGAAGATCGCGCCTCGCGCCTCAGGCGTGATTAGGATACTCGACAATTCATCCTGTGTAGCGCTTGCTTCATGCTCTGGTTCATCCTTTTGCTCCAAGAAATCTTCTCCAAGGATCGCGCGATAGGCAGCCGTCTCGAAATCGTAAGGGTATTTATTTGATTCCATGTATCCCACGAAGGCACAAACCCTTCCGTACACGTCGTATGAATCTGCGCCATTCAGGATGCGGATTACACAGCTTGCCTGTGTGTATCCAGAAGACTGCAATGACTTCAGTAACGCTACTGTTGCGCGCACTCTTCCGAGAAGCTCAGCATTCTCAACGTTGCTATTTTTCATTTTTGGCAATTTCATATTTCCTCCTTTTTTGTAAACGAAACCAGCAGTAAATCTGCTAGGTCAAAAACTTTTCCATGCACCTGATCCGCCACATCCAGTGCTTTGCTCAGACTATCGTAGGCCCCGTAATACCAATGCTCTGTGTCTGCCAACCGCGCCACGATGAAGCGTGTGCCATTTGGCGTTGGAATATTGTTGATTACGTCGCCATTGCAGTACCCCGTCATCTCTACCTCCTCATCCACCAGAGGAGCCAGCTACCGGCAACCGCAGTCAGCAGACCGCCCGTTGTAATGAAAAGCCATGTGGCTAGCTCTTCTGTGGAAACCGAATCGGCTGCCATGATTCCCACCAGGAACACAACAAGTCCGATTCCGACGGCTGCTATGCCGATGAAATCACCGATCCCCTTGATGTGACGCTCTGCTACTCGCTGCATTCGGTCGAGCTTCCGATCCAGGCGACGAAGGCGCTGAATGTCACGTCTCGATGGCTTTACGTATACGCTTACTCTCATTACTTTCTCCTTCCTCCATTCCCTTAATCAGGTCCTGTATCTGTTCATTTGCATCTACGAGTTTTTCTGTTGCATCCTTGAGGCCGGCGCAGAATATGAGTGATGACAATTTCTGATGGCCGCTATGCATCAAGTCGTTTGGTGTCATTTCCTCGCATTCCTCGATGCCAATGTTTGAAAGCTTGAGACATGCCTGTCGCAGCTGTTCAACCGCGTCGGACGCCCTCTTCAATCGTTCCTGTGTCATTTCAGTCCTCCGTTCTGCACAAACTCAAATGCGTCTCTCAGCGTTGTGAACTGCTTCTTAAATTTTCCATCATCGGTCTCGACAGTGTAATACTTATGCGTCCACGTACCGCCACGGTTGGCGTGTGGGATTTCCTCGAGGCAGCTATTCGCTGATACACCCGGAAAATCGTCGCTCCTGTATTCTATTCTGTTGCCTTTTCCTTCATCTCGCTTGAATTTTGACTTGTACCATCCGTGCATCTCTCTTCTCCTTTCTCCAGCACAGCCCATTCACCCGCCGCTATAAACGGAGGAAAAATTATGTCAGATCATGTGCTTTTGGTAATTCATCGCGGCGGATGAATCGGCCGTACCGGTAAATTAAAACTTGCCTACTTCTCTTCTTCCTTGATGGACGCTGCCACAGCCTTGCGCCAGACCGTGTAGAACGGATGACCAGGTGGGATTTCTACGCCTTCGATGCTGTCGAGCTTCGTGCCATCATCCAGAACATGGATGATTTTTGGCTTTACCTCATGTCTCATCGCAGTTACCTGGTGTAAGTTCTTCGCCAAAAAAAATATACCCAACAGGTTTCTCGTAAAACTTAGAAATCTTAGCCTTAACGTCGTCTCGCGGAGTTCTCCTTCCAGTTTCATAAAGAGCATAGGCTGAATCGCTCACCTGAATAGCCTCAGAGACTTCGTGCTGAGTCAATCCCTTCTCTCTGCGTAAGCGCCGTAACATTTCAAACGGCTGTAACTGTTCCATATTGTCCTCCTTTCGATTACATGATGTAAGTATACAGCTACATAATGTAAATTTCAATACATGATGTAATTATTTTTGATTTTAATCGCTTACATTATGTTATAATACATACAGGAGGAATTGCTATGGAATTTAAGGACGTTTTATACGAACTACGATCAGGGAGGCACTTGTCTCAGGCAAAACTGGCAGAAAAGGTAGGGATGTCTTCTGCGGCTATTGGTACTTATGAAAACGGAACTAGAATGCCATCTCGTGAAACTCAGGAGAAACTTGCGGATTTTTTCAACGTTTCGCTTGATTACCTAATGGGAAGAGATTCGAAATCTATCTATTATCTAAACCCGGAAACTGCCGAAACTGCCCAAGAGCTTTTTGACAATCCTAATATGCGCGTTCTTTTTGACGCTGCACGAGATGCTAAACCTGAAGATTTGAAGAAAGCCGCTGAATATCTGAACTTTCTAAAATGGGGAAACAACAATGATTGATTCTGATGTACATGTATATCGTGTTCCGCTTCCAGATGCATGTCACGAGGCTGTTGTACCGGATGCTGATGACGATGGGTACACGATTTATATCAGCGACCGGCTCTCTGATCAGAGGGCCGAGCAGTCATATCTACATGCTTTAAAGCACATTCACGGAAATGATTTTGAATTGCACGATGTTCAAACAGTGGAATATAACGCACACCGAGAAAGGAAACCGCTATGAGTAAATTTACAATTTCATGTATTGTACTTGCCGTCTTCTGTTTTTTAGGTGGATTCATACAAGGGCTTAATGGCTCGAGAATAACGCAAAGCGTACGCGCTGTGATAAATGTTCTATCAAGCGTGCTTTTTCTAGTCTCTGTTGTTACCGCTATTCTTTCAAAGGAATACCTTGGAATATTGTGGCTATTCGCAATATATTGCGTATGCGGTGGGATTGGAATGTACGCAGGACAGAGCTTGTGGAGGTAATTATCAACACTTCATGGAGGAAAATCATGGAACGCAAAGTAGCTTGCTACATCCGTGTGAGCACTCAGGAACAGGCAACACATGGCTTTTCAGTTGGTGAACAGGAAGCGCGCCTCCGGAAGTACTGCGAAGCGCATGAGTGGACGATTATCAATGTGTACGAAGATCCGGGCTATTCCGGTGCATACCTTGATCGGCCTGGCATCCAGAAGCTGATACGTGATGTAGATCTTGGCATATTTGATACCGTGCTCGTCTGGAAGCTTGACCGATTGTCCAGGTCACAGAAGAATACCATGTACATGATCGAGGATGTCTTCTTGAAGCACGGCGTGGACTTCATTTCCATGAATGAGAACTTCGACACCAGCACGCCGTTCGGCCGCGCGATGGTCGGCATTCTATCCGTATTCGCGCAGCTTGACCGTGATCAGATCACGCAGCGTATGACCATGGGCCGGATCGGACGCGCGAAGGCCGGGTATTATTCCGGAGGATCTCAACCACCGATCGGGTACACCTACACCCGTGCGGATGGGAACGAGAAAAACACACTCCAGGTCGATGAGTACGAGGCGATGCAGGTGAGGATGATCTTTGATCTATTCCTTCATGGGCTTAATGGGAAAGACATGACGTTCTCAGATATTTTGCGATACATGAATGAGCACTACACGAATCGTTATGGAAACTGGAATTCGAAGAGCACCATAGCCCGCTTGCTTACTAACCCTGTGTACATAGGGAAGGTATCATTCGGAGGTGAACTGTACGATGGCATACATGAACATATTATTTCCGATGAAATATTCAATCAAGCTCAAGAGAAATATCAGCGGTACATGCAGCATTTTTCCGGTACCATACAAAATTACAAAGGGATGTATCTTTTGACCGGCCTTGTGCGATGCGGTTTATGTGGCAGCCGATATTTCATTTCTGCTTCCAAGAATACCCATTCGGCAGCGAAAGAAAAGCCATACTACCACTCGTATATCTGCTATGGGCGTAAGCCGGTGAAGGCAGCCATGGCAAAGAATGGAAAGTGCGATAATAAAATCTACAAGATGGAGGTACTTGATCAGTACGTGCTGGACGAGATCGGGAAGCTGAAGAAGAACGGCTTTTCGAAGGAGGCTGGAAGCATTGCTCCCATTGATGATAAAACGGCCGGTATTGAGTCCCGTATGCGCCAGATCGACAGCCAGATGGGGAAGCTGGTAGACCTCTATCAGCTCGGTGCTATTGCCTTCGATGAGATCCGGAAGCGGACCGATGCCCTCCGCGAAGAGAAGGAGAAGCTGAAGAAAGAACTTGAACAGCAAAAAAGACCGGACGGCGTGGTCTCGGAAAAAGAGTTCCAAGACCGCCTGGATGCATTCGACGCTGACACCTTTTTCAATCTCAGCATCGAACGCAAACAAGCTATCGTTCGGTCTTTAATAAATCAAATTGTCATTTACCCGGATTCAATCGAGATCCACTGGGCTTTTCATTAGTAACCCATGCCCGGCTGCTGCTGCGCTGGTGAACCTTGAGCCGGTTCCTTGATGTTGGCTCAAGGTTTACCTATAAAAGTCGCTCCTTTTTGATTGCCAGTCTTTTTGCGTATCTTAATTGATGGTATCTTTTATTTTGATGGCGTTTTCCCTTCGCTGGTGGAACGTACCCTCCCTGCGTTTCAAACAGCCGGTCAAAATATGAAATCATATTTACTGTTATAAAGAAACTGCATCCTTTATTTTGACTGCATAGCCAGGAATGAAATTCCATATGTACTTCACTAAACGGCTTTTTGCCTTCTACCATCAAGTTATGCAACTTTCGTAATTTCCTGTGTTCCTTTGCAACAGACTTCTTGTTTGGCCGTTTGACCACTTTCCCGGAACCTTTAACTGTGAATCGTACCTTTAGAAATTTAAAGCTCTTTCCGAACTTTATGATCCTGCATTTCTTTGGATTCATCGTTATCCCAAGATCTGAAGCCCGCGTGATGAACTCACGCTTTATATTCTCTAGTTTTTCCAGGCTTTCGCAGATTAGATAACCGTCGTCATTATATCTGCCAAATCCATGCACGGAGAGTTGGTCCTTTACCCAGTGGTCAATAGTTTTGCTTGGGTATGAAATCGCTGTAATCTGCGATACTTGCGATCCAAGACCAAGTCCTTTTCCTCTGACACTTCCTGTGCCTTTGTCAAACGCATCAATGCATTGATTATATGCTCTGCAAATACTTTGGTTCTGAATAGCTTCCAAAATGAGCTCTTCCGCCCCTTGGTGTGGTATGCTGTCAAAGTACGCATGGAAATCAAATACGAATATGCCACCATTCATTCCATAATGCTGATAATGCCATCGTAAGTCTTCAGTCAATCTTTTCAAAGAAAAATCAGTTCCTTTTCCGGGCAGACACGCTCCGTTATTATAAATCAAGGAAGGCTGAATAATTGGGATCAGACACTCATTACACAATGCGGCCTGCACGCACTTTTCAGAAATCTTCACGCTTTTTATATGTCTTGGCTTCCCTCTTTCCACGATATCGAACTCCTGGAACCCTTTTGGATGCCATCGGCCCGTCAGAAGATCGTGAGATTCTTTCGATGCATTGATAAATAAATTTGCGCCAAATGCTTGAGTACTCGACTTCCATTTTGACTGCTTGCTTGTTTTCTTGTACCCACTCACAATGGAATCCGTGCTGAATACTTTGTTTGGATTTGCGTAAACACCACGCAAATATTGCTTCCTCTGATCACGCTTTGCTTTTCTTCTTAAATATCTTTCCTCGTGTCTTTTATCATTCATAATAACATGCAGTACGAGCTTATTGTTGGCATAGGTTCTACTCGCTTGCCTCTAGTCATGAAACGCGAATTACTATGACTTCGCGCCATGCATTGAGCGTCCGGCTATCAGCATCTGCATATACATTTCCCTTTGCAGGGCGGACATTCACTCCTTCGTGCAAGACCTGATTTCGAAACCTACTTTGACTTAGTTTTGCCTGCCGAATCCGAGGACCACGCCGTAACTGATGGACGCGCCGTTGTTGTTCTCCGAGCCGTTCGAGTTCACGTACCTGAAGTTGTTGGAATTGTTGACGGAGCGCTCCCACCAGTTGTTGGACGAGCCTATAGCAAATGCCCTACAATTTCGTATTATAGCGCTTTTCATCTTTTTCAAGAACCCCGCCTATAAGTGAAAGCTCGTTTCTCATTTTTTCAGCTAGACTATTCAGCTCGTTTTCTGTGATCCCGATCGTTTTCCCATCCTTTCCTTTTCTCCTAACGACATCCGGTTTTAATAAGAAGACATTCATTTTGGAAATTAACGCTTGAAGTGCTGCTCTTGCTTTCTGAAAGTACATTCGCCTCAGATTTACATCAACCGGATTAGGCGCTTTTGAATTTGGAATAATGCTGTTTCCACCTTTTACATAGTCTGCCACATCGTTTGCAAGATTTAAGATCGGAAGAAGAATGAGATATGTATATCGGTTTGGCATACGGAGGCATATATCGAGTATGTCTCCATATATAGAAAGAGCTGTATCAACTACAGCAAAGCCAGAAGGCTTCCGTTCGCTTTTAGGTACTGACATTTTTTCTCCTTTAGGTCTGGCCGCAAAACGCGGCCAGATAAATATAGATCACCGATTATTATAGGCAGAAGCCGAGGACCACGCCGTAACTGAAGGACGCGATGTTGTAGTACTCCGAGCCGCTCGAGCGCACGTACCAGAAGTAGCCGGAATCGCGGACGGAGCGCTCCCACCAGTTGCCGGACGAGCCTGTGCTCAGGAACGTTTTTACTTTACTTGACATCGCATAAACAGGTCCAAGTGTTTCATAGCCCGATGTTCCGAAAATCTCCATATGAGACGGAACCCACAGAAGATCATTTGTTGGGTCATCCGAGTAATAATGATCCTGCGATGCATCGTATGCATACGAATACTTCGTCACTGGCTTTATTCCATCTCTCAACTCTTGAGGGAGCACAGAGGCAAGGTCTTTATTCATCCACGACCGAAGTTTTGATTTTCTCCATCCGCCGTCTGGTGTACTGGAATCGTTCATTTTCTGGTTTGCTAAAATGTTTCGAGCTACCCATGTGGATGTGGTTCCAGCCTCGCCTTCATATACTTTTTCCATAAATACCGGAATACATCCGGAACTCTCCACGAATTCCAAAAGCTTGAAGTCGCCAATTTTATACTTGGCACCCTTATTTGCTACAATCTCCGCCCAGGAGTCTTGAATTTCATCCGTGGTATTAAATTTTGACTGCCACAAAGGTTTACATACAAGATCCTGCCGTACCTGAACAGGCGAAGGCGACCACCCGTATTGCCACCAATACGGTTTTGTAAGTGGCGTTCCTGTGTAAACAGCTGATGCTCCATCTCGAACCTGCTGAGATTCAAGTGTTTCTCCGTCATCGTTTGTAAATGCAACTGTATGAAGTGCAACTGCCCCACCATCGACATTCACTGTAACAGCATCAAATCCGTCCGCGTCATCATTAAACGCATAGTAGGTTCCGTTTGCGGTAATTGTTTTTGACTTCAGAACAACATCTTCTCCACTTCCTCCACCGCTTTCTCCTCCACCGGAGCTTCCGCCCTTCACGTTTACCCGAACTCTGCTGTAATACTTTCCAGTTCCTGGATCGTATGTTCCGTTCTCTGTCACGTACAGTGGGCTTGCATCAACGGTCTGATTTTCTCTGTTCTGCTCTGCCTGAACACGTGCTTCTTCTGCCTTCACTCTGGATGCCTCTGCCTCCACGCGCGCAGCTTCAGCCTTTTTCCGCTCATTCTCTGCGGAAACTCTTGTTTCTTCCGCTTGGACGCGTGCCTTCTCCGCTTCCTTTCTCGCAGCTTCAGCATCATTTCTCGCTTTCTCTGCCTGCTCTCTGGTCGCCTTTGTGCTTTCCCTCGCTTCTTCTGCGGCAACCCGTGCGTTTTCAGCGGCCACTCTCGCACTTTCCGCTGCCACGCGCGCTTTCTCTGCTTCAACACGTTCATTTTCAGACGTTTTAATGTTCTCGATCTCTGTCAGCTGCTCCTTATAGTTCGCGGGCGTATCGATGGAGTCTTCGACATAGAATGCACCCTTGTACGATGTCCACTTCACAGCACCATCTGTGTCAAGTGCGCGAAGCTGGATCTGGACACTTCCGGGCACCTGCAACATGGAATTGAAAATCGTCAATGTCAGGTTGATCCACTTCTCTGTTACGTCCTTCACCAACGATACAGAGTCAGCCTTGCCGTTTGCGTACTCCATATCCAGGTTAAATGTAAGCTGCGAAATGTCGATACCTCCAGGCGTTCTCTTGATCCTGAAATGGCGTACTTCCGAATTGGCGTCATAGTTTGTTCCAATATTGAATTCTTCGCGCGGGATGATCATCTCCCGTCTGATCACTTCTATCATTTCTGTTCCCTCTTTTTCTCTGCCTCGACTCTGGCTTTTTCTGCTTCTACGCGTTTGCTTTCCTCGGCTTCCCTGTCCTTTTCTGCCTGTACTCGTAGCTTCTCCGCCTCAACTCTGGATTTCTCCGCATCAGCTCTGGCCTGCTCTGCTTTGACTGCTGCAGATTCGGTAGATGCGTACTCCGATTCTGAAAGCGCACGGGCGTTTTCGGCTGCTGCCCGCGCTTCTTCTGCGGTGACGCGTGCAGACTCCGCCTCCACACGAGACTTTTCTGCAAGCTCTCTCGCTTTCTCTGCTTCCCTTCGCTCATCTTCCTCGACCTGGGCAAGTTCAAGGCCCTTCAGTTTATCTCTGAAATCGGCCGGCTTATTTGTTGCACCAGGAATGAACAGAATCCCCTTATATGAATTCCAGACATCAACATCCTTTGCATCATACATTGCAATCCAAACAAGTACAGACCCTGCAGCCTTCAACATTTCTGCATCCACATTGACAGATAAAGTGACATTGCCGTCAGTGCAATCCGAACTCAGCTCCTTAGAATACGTTGCTCCGTCCACGTACTCAAGATGTATTTCAAAGCGAAACTTAGATACATCTAAAGAAATAGGAATGGCCATCTGAAACGAAACGCTACCGCCATCCGACATCAGAAAGTCTTCTTTCGGTATGATCAGTTGTCTATTTATGACTCGTATCATGATTTCTCCTACAATAAAAGGCCCCGTAAGAACGGAGCCTTGCCATAATGAATAATACGCATGCCGGTTATGTGAAGAACCAGATCGACTGGGCTCCGCGTTCATCACTGCGGTAAAGCTGGCCGATGTTCGATCCGTCCGGCTGGAAGTAATACATTTTCCCATCGACGGCCCTCCATCCGGTGACCATTTTCCCTTTACCATCGAAATAGTACCTATGCTTATATTCCGATGCGCCTTCCTTGATGTCCATCCACCCGTGCGCATTCTTCCCTTCGGACACCCTGTAGTACCAGGCGCCTTCGGATTTTACCCACTTAGGATATTCCTGCACACTCGCCACCCCATAATCAGGTCTTCCATATCCGGCAATGGAAGCATAGGTCAAAGGATATTTTTTGCAGCACACACCGCCGCCATTCGGAATGAGCGCATTTGCGCCGGAAGTATTCCCCTCGCACGTATAGACGTATCTTGCGTCTACATCGGTTACAATTCCGGTATGGCAAATGCGTGTCGCGTTTTTGAAGTAGATGACATCGCCCTGCTTCGGATTCTTATCATGCCACCGTCCAGCTTTCTTGAAGAAGCCTGCACTTGTTGGTGTGTAGTAGCTGCGTGATCCACCGCACAGGAGCTTGTCAGCCACCTTTTCCCCGTATGCCTTGATAAAGCACCAGTCTACAAAACCGTCACAATATGGCTGTCCCTGCATATTCGGTTTCAGGTCCCTCCAGTACTTCGTGTAGTTGCCTGCCCCTGCATTTGCAGTCTTGCTGTCAAGATTCTTCAATGACAGCTTTTCCAGGTATCCTTCCTCTGCTTTCGCGATTCGGATAACTTCTAAACAATCATAGCTCATGGGAACCTGTGTCCTTCTTTTTTAATGCCTCGATTGCCTGTTTCATAACATCCGGGTACTCTACGCCCATCAGACCAATGTTTTCCAAAATGGAAAGAATTTCATTCGCCGAAAAGCCAATCACCAGTGCATTTCGAATATACTGGCTACCAATAGTGAGATCCATGTAGTGGGCGACAAGCACTGTGAGAAGGATCATTCCTTTTCGGATCAGTCCCTTAAAGCCCGCGCGAGACTCCAGGCTTCCGTCCTTGCTCTTAGATGACCTGTGCCACACCGCCGCCACAAGGACACCGCTGATATAGTCAACGCACATGGAAATAACCAACAGCTGCATATAGTAATCCCATCCGCCAAAAGCGGATACGATCACTCCGCCAATAGCCCCAATAATCGTCATATACTTAGCGTTCATAGCTCTCACCTCAGAATTCTGTGACCTGTGGTGTCTTCTGCATCTTCGCGTCCAGCTCGTGTGCGTAGGAATCCTGCATCAGCGACTGATCGATGACCTCTGCCACGATCTTTGGAATGTGAAGTGGAATTCCTCTTGGCACGGAATACTTGACCCCGTTTACAATCACATTCAGAGGGAACTTGTACTTGTCGTCATCCTTAAAGAGCGGTGCGTGATCGACATAACCGTCCGACTTTTCCTGTACTCCCTCTCCTACCTTTTTCTGTACTGCCATAACTATCTCCTTTTTAATATTGCATGGAGCCTTTCGGCCCCATGCATTTTAATGAAATGCTACGTCACTTTGTTGGATACGTGCACGCGGTCTCGATGCGGACCATGTAGTCCTCTACAAGACGCTCAGCAGTCTTGGTAGCTTTCCAGCCGATGGTGGATCTCTGATCGAGAGGATCAGACGTACCGGCAGAACCCTTCTGCTTCACAATAAGCTGAAGTCCGCCGCCCTCGATGTTGGTGGTTCCGTACGCGTTCGCTGCGATGATCAGCGTAGAGTAGATGTCGAACTTGCTGGAATCGCCACCGGCATTCTCGAAGATTTTCGCCTCGGTCGTCTCTACGAAACGCACACCGGCGATCTTACCGATCTCGTTCTCATACATCTTCTCCGGCGTTGTGTACTTCTGCCACTCAACCCAGTTCGGATCAGACATGAGATCGTAGGAAACATCCGGGTGGATGATACCCACGAAGCTGCCATCGATCATCTTCGCATTCTGATGCTTCAGCGTTCTGACTGCATTGCGAATGCACTTTACGGTCATGGTATCCGCTGTCGTGAGCGCCGTTCTTCCAGCTCTCTCACCCTCATGGTACTGTACGTTTGTACCGCCGTTCAGGATCTCACGCACGACGGTATCAAGACTTCTTCCTGCCTGCGAGCCGATAAGCTGCGTGGCTTCTGTCTTGATGTTGTCGATGGCGGTAAGGTCCAGAAGATCTGTAAGAATTACATAGCCGCCGTACTGCTTTACCTTCGCGGAAAGCGTGGACGCGTCAAGAGACTGTCCCTCTGGCGTTACGCCCTCCACAAGTTCTGTCTGGATCTTGGCAAGAGGATGGAACTGTCTAAACTCGATCTCCTTGCCATGCCCTGCCGGAATATTTCTCTTCTGGCCGAACTGATCATGCACAAGCTCCGCCTCTGCAAGATCAATGAGGTAGTCGGAATAATACGTCTTGATCTCCGGTGCAAGATTGTTACCAGAACCACTCGACGTGGTTGCATTGATAACGCTGTCAAATGCGCGAAGATTTAAATGATACTTTGTATGCATAATGCTCCTTTTCAGAAGCGGACATCTCCATACATAGAGCGTTTGGCGATCTCCGCTCTTTCCTGTCTAGAAAGTTTATGCACATCCTTTGATACCTTCGCCGATGCCTGAGCGCCGATGGCGTTCTCCCGTGGCCGTGATCTTCGTGCAGCCATATCCTGCACGGTTGCGCTGCGGACAGCATTTGCTGTCGTCTGCATTGCTCCAGAAACGATCTCATCTCCATGGACTGCGTAAAACGCTCTTTCCATAGAGAGACCGCCACGAAGGGCATTCTCGAAATCTGGATTCTGAAGTTCTCTGTCGAGATCGAAAGACGGGAAAAGCTGCTTCAGGTTTGCACTCTGCTTATCCCACTCTGCCATCTGACGGCTGATCTGCTCGCGCCGCTCTGCCTGCCGCTGCATCTCTCGGTACTCTCGGTTCTCACGCTCCAGTGTGTCCCAGTTTCGCTGCTCATCAATGGTTCTTCCATTTGCCTCTGCGCGCTCGGCATACAGGAAATCATCATTCTTGAGAGCGTCCGTGATGGACTTGATGTCACTCGCGTCATCGATGCCATACTTTGTAGCAAGCATCTGCATCACCTGGTCGCTGGCCTTTACGCGGCCCTCCATGGACTTGTAGTCCTTGAAGCGCTTGTTGAATACGTCCTGGAAGCGATCATCAAACCACTTCTTGGCCTCCTCCGGATGTCCAGACATAAAGGTTTCAAATTCTGTGCCTTTTACTGCCGTGGCGTCCGGCTGGTTACCGTCTGTGATCAGACTCGCCCCATTGCCAGCGGCGGCCTGGCCTGCATCGCCCGATGCTCCTGCTGCGGATGCGGCACCGCCGTCTCCGTCAAATGCATGGAGGTTTAAAAAATATTTCTTCATATAAGCTCCTTTAGCTTTCGCGGTCTTTCCCGTGAGTCTTTATTCAGGCTAATATGCCTGCTCTTCTTACAATGTAAATGCTTTGCAAGCAAAAACAAACCGACCTATGAAAAAGAGGAGTTCCCATTGCTGAGAACCCCTCCTGAACTACTTATTTACTATTGTAATCGGCAATCGCCCACAGCTTTTCTTTCGCGTCAGACGAAAGTCCGCTGCTGTTGATTACGCTTTTTACTGCATTCTTTCTTGCCTTGGTGCTGTCCTTTCCAGCCTTCGCGTCGTTCATTTCCTGCTTGAGTGTGAAATAATCCTCCACATCATAACCAGAATCTGCCCAGTCCTTCAGCTTCGAAGTGCTGCTGGACTTGATTCCCTTCTTCGAAAGAATCTCATCCATAGCCTGCTCTCTCGCAAGCTGCTTCAGGTCACCTGCAATCTTGCTCTGCTGTTCCTCGTCGTCTGTTGCCTTGATGCAGTCATCCGCATAATCATAATAACGGTCTTCATATGCATCCTGGTACTCCATATATTCTTTCCCGGTAAGATCATACGTCTCGCCGTTCGATTTAATGGAAGTACCCATAACGCCCGGAAGAATAGAAGTGTTGCCGTTGCTCTCTACAATGTCGTAGATTGCCTTCCGATCCGCATCTTCCACGCCGTGCTCTGATTCCTTCCGATACTCCTTCAGTTTATCAAGTGCAGCGCGCCGGATCTCGCGCCCGTTCTCTTCGTTCTTCGCAAGTCCGACTGCGTTCTGGTAGTACGACTTCATGTTGCTGTCGAGCGTGCTTTCCAGCGCCTGCTCGTTCGTGCCGTAGGATTTGTACATCTTTTTTGAGTCTTCCGCCTTATCGTAGATCCAGTTACTGAGATCGTTTGAATAGACGTTATCGCGATTGTACGTATTCTTCACACCAAGCGTCCAGTCACGCTCTCCCTTCACACCCTTGCCGTCATTGATTGGGAAAAGTGCGGAAGGGTAGGTCCACATCCAGCCAAGAATATTCTTGCCGAAATGGTCAACAATTTGCGGACTGAGATGCAAGTACTTTCCGAGAAGGTATGCCATCTCGCTTGACTTCTCCGTGTACTGTTTCTCATAAACCTTGTCTTTGTTCTGACTGCTTACAATTGGCTTTCCGAGATAGTCCTGGTTCGCCACAAGCTGCGCCATTTCTCCGATCACACCAAGTGATCCAAGAGTTCCGCTCGCCAGGTCGAGCAAGCCATCTTGAAGTCCGTCCTGCTTTACATTTCCGAGCGAGGCAACCAAGTCTGATGCAATACTTGGAAGAACATTGTCCGCCAAGTATGAATAATACTCGTCAAACGCATGGTCATTACCGCCCACCGTTCTTTCAAGCAGTCTTTCGAAGAACGATTCAAGCACAGCTACGTTCTGCCCCTTCGGGATTGTGAAATACTTTCCATCGCCTAACGAGATACAGAAGTAGGAGTTCTTCGTGTAGTTCGAAAGCATATCGAAATCATCCTTGCTTTCCTTATTTCTACGCGACCATGCAACAACGAGTGCAGCCATGATCAGAGACAGCGCTGCGGAGAATGCAATTCTGCCTGCAATCGCCCGTCCTCTCTCCTTACCGTTCACCTCAACCCATTTTCCAGTACCGTCTCCGCCGTCTCCACCGTCTCCGGCACCACCGACAAGTTTCATTTCCCGAAGATCCTCAGCAGTGAAGTACCGGATCATCTTGTCCGTTGCCTGCACGCCTGCATTGAAGAACGGGATAAACTGGTTGAGCGTTTTTGAATTGATGCCATTTCTACGGAAGTTTACTGTAATATCCATCGCAGCATAAAACGCCTTCTGCGGATTCATTCCAGCTTCCCGGCACATCTTATAGGTTGCGAATCTCGGCCCCATCTCGATCATATCCGAAACGAACATTGCCCATTTGAGCGGATTCATTTCAGGGTGTTCTCTCGTAGAGCTTATGAGCTTTCGCATGTCCTTTACATAATCCTTGCTGCCGGACCACACCGGTGCGCCCTCGCCGCCCATTGCAAGATACTCGGAGAAGAGCGGATCAACACTCTTGCCCCGTGCGTTGTTGATGTAGTTAAGGTAGGTATCTGCGACACCCTGCAGCATTTTTCCAGGATTCTTCGTCGCCATCGAGTACGTAAGCAGCGTCTGTAGATCTCTCGGCGCATTAGAGAACACCGACCAGATCACGTTGTTACCGGTGATGTTTGACGTGATAAATCTTGAAACTGATCCGAAAGCCGTGATCACCTTGCTGGCGTTCCGGTAGTCCATCGAAGTGATGGAGCTAAGAAGCAGCGGATCATTGATCTTCCAGAACTCCGGCTTACCGGCTACAAGAATCTTGATCTCACCTCTGTTCGGCTTCGCTTTTCCAAGCTGGAACTGCGTCATCGTATCATCGATGGAACCAATGACTTCCTGTAAAGCGTCCTGCATTTCCGGTGCGATTTCGATACCGGCAATGTCATGCGTTTCATTATAGAGACGTTCCTTGATTCCGCGAAGATCAACTTCGACCGGAACCTTCGGATCAGGCATCTTTTCCATGAATAAGGCATCTGCTTTACTTCTTACGGCTTCTCTTCTGAGCTGAAGCATGACTGCGTTTCTCGCGGCTGCATTCTGGAGCTTCGTGATGTTGTCGATGATGTTATCAACCGGATGGATCAGATCACGTCCGCTACCCTTTGCCTTGAACAGCGAATTGCCGCGCTCCTTGAAGCCTGCTCGGAAGAACGGCACATAGCAAGGGTTCTCCTTCTGCATCGCCTTGTATGCGTCCGCAGAAATCAGCCCCTCGCCAACCGCGTAAGTCCACATAAAGTCGCTTTCAAACTTGTACAGTCTGTCAGCAGCTTCGATGAACTCTGGGTGCTCTGCTTCAATCTCCGCGATCCGGTTCTCCATCCACTGTGCGTTGTTCTTGCGATCATCCGCAAATACGCGCTTGTTCTGAGCGATCCACTCGATACCATGCTTCACGGCGAGGTACTCACCGAATGCGATATAAACCTCCTTGTCGTTCACATCGATACCGGCGAGCGCATCCTTCAGACCAGGGCCAATATAATTACCGTCCAGATCATAGATGCCTTCCATGATTGTCTGTGCAACTCTCGCATCCGTATAGGCCGCATTTGATGCGTAAGTGTACGTATTGGTGCCATTTCTGACATCAAACTCACGGAATCCATGAACGGAATCCACATTCTCCTGATACCAGCTATGATACCAGTCGTGGAACTTCTCCATGTTCGTCCGGTAGTCCGGTCGGCTATCCTCTTTCAGTCTGATCGAGCTCTTCGCGTCGCCAGCATCCATCGAATAGTATGCGTTCACCTGATCCGCGAAGCCGTTAAACTTTGCTAGTTCTCCAGGACTCATCTGCTTGAGGATGTAGTCTGTGAGCTTTGGGAAATCGATACGTGCTGCATCACGGTTCTGTAAGTAGTATCTTACAAACTCTGCAAGTCCCTCCTTTAACTTGACCGATGCACTCTTTCCACTATAGAGATCAGCATTGTCCGGGTTCATGAAAAACGCAGTCTCGATGTCTTTGCGCACTTCCTTCGGCAGCCGTACACTGTCAGTAATATTGTAGGTCTTATCGAGCCAATGACCGAACTCGTGTGAGAATGTCGGAAGGTCGTTCGTGATCTTCGTTCGAATGCCACGGTTCCGCTCATTGAACTCGCCCATGTTTCCTTCGCCCTTCACATACCGGGTTCCAGATGTCACGTTGAAGCCCCAATCATGCGCCGCCTGGCCAATGATGTCTGACAGACGCTTCGACGAAGTCTCCATACTCTCAGAATTCTTCTTGGCTGTCCATCGGTCCTCCGGCTTTTCTCCATCCTCACTCGGCGTCGGATTCTTCTTCGAATTCAGTGCTGCACTGTCGGACGTATCGCTCGTATCATCATGCTTCGACAAGCTGTGGAGTACGCCATCGTCATCATCTGTGCCAGCGGATCTTACATCCATAACAGGATTTGAGCGGATGATTGATCCTAGCGTGTATTCGCCTTTAGATCCGGTCGGAATGAAGTACCTCTTTTCGTAGCCGATGGTTTCCGAGATGATTCCTTCAACTCTGTTCAAGGCCCAGAGATTGCTACCGGTGACCTCGATTCTCCAGTCGCCAGACACTCTCCGTCTTCTGATCTTCCACCTGTTGTCTCTGAGTACAAGTTCCTGATTCTTATCAAGAACTTCTGACATCAGAGATTTCAATGTGTACTGCTTTTTGGTACGTGTAGTGCCAAGATTACGAAGAACAGAGTCGATCTGATCCGGGCTGATAACTCGACCGAGATACTGCTTCCCATCCGTAGTAACGATACGCATAACTCGCGTATTGTTTTCCGGTAATTTGCTCCAGATCGGGAGAAGCGTACCGGTAAGCATATGCAGCGTATTTTCTACATATTCCGGCGCTTTCTGCGTTTCCGCCTCCCACGCCTTCTTCCACTCCTTTTTTGGCAACTTTTCCGCCTGCTCATTAAACGTTTTTTCTATAAAGTAGCTACTCTTTCCCCTTACAGGGCCATCGAGCCTGTACTTCTGAACGACTTCGCCTGTGCGCTTGTCTGTAATCGTGCTACCTTTATACACGGCCCTCACGGAACCATCCTTCAGCCGATACATTCCCATGAAGTTCAAGTGCGCATCTTCAACATTTTCATACGGAATAAGAGCAGGTCGGTTATAGACCTTAAGCTGTACGTATTTCGTTTCGGCATGCGTGTTCTCATCTTGGTAAACAGGCTTTTCGTCTGCAACTTCAATCTTATCAGCCTTGTATGACTCCATACCGCGGTCAAGTGTTCCGTCCTTCATCGCGTTTTCAGTCATTTCTTCGAGAATAGAATAGAAGTTTTCGAAAACTTCGTTCTGATCCTCTACTCGCAGTGCAAGGATTCGGTTCAGGAACTTCGGCACATTTCGTAAATCGGTAGCTGATTTATTAATCAGACCATTCTTATCATAGATCTTGATTCCGAGTTCTCGGATCACTTCGTCCGGCGCAGTCTCGTAGTATTTTGCAAGTGCGTCCTCAGAAATCGGATTTTCAAGGTTGTCCCTTTCGCTGAACACGCCACTGCCTGCGTCTCTCTGCCCCTTCGTGAGTGCGCCCATCTGATTAAGTCGCTTTGCAATTGTCGAAGTGAAGCGCTTCTGGCCCATTACATTGGTTGTTACCAGCTTATAAATAGGTGTGCTTGCTTCGTTTGTTCTGTGCGTACGTCCCAATCCCTGAATCGCTGCGTCAGCCTTCCATCCTGCCTGGAGAATGTAGTGGACTCGCTGCTGCTGATTCTTTGCACGCAGATCTGCATGGTAGCTCTTTCCGGTACCGCCTGCCTCGGAGAATATAAGAATTCTTTTTTTGCCAGACTGAAATGCGGCAGTATCAGCTTA